AGGGCACCCCTGCCCAAAACACTTCTCCACGGTCGCGTGCTGATCGCATGTACGGCCAGAAATAACCAAGGAATTTGACACATGGCCACCCTCTCAGGCGTTAGTTTAATTGACAGAGTTAAGAGCATCGCCCCCGATGGCTCGGAGCTTGTCATTGCGGAGCTGCTCAATGAATCGAATCCGATCATTGAAGACATCCCCTTCTTCGAGTCCAACCAGCCGACCTCCCACATCGTGGGCCTTCAGTCGAGCTTGCCCACTGCGGCCTATGTAAGCCACAACGAGGGCTCCCTGCCGAGCAAGGGCACCATCGACGACGTGACCGAAGCAATCGGCATGCTGGAATCATGGGGTGAGGTCGGCCAGTCCATCGCTGACCTCAATGGTAATACCACTGAGTTCCGCTTGCAGAAGTCGATGACCCACTTCGAGGCCATGGCCCAAGAGTTCGCCGGTACGCTGATCTATGGCGATTACTCGACCAACCCGAAAGAGTTCAACGGCTTCGCCAAGCGCACCTCAGTGCCCGGTGATCACGTCATCGACGTTGCAGGCGCTAGTTCAGACAATACCTCGATCTTCCTCGCTGGCTGGGGCCAAGGCGGCATCTACGGCGTCTACCCCAAGGGATCGAAAGCCGGTATCATCCACGACAATATTGGCTTGGAAACCAAGACCGATGCGAATGGCAAACTCCAGCGCGTCTACCGCGACCATTGGGTCTGGAATCACGGCATTGCCCTGGAAGACCCGCGCTGCCTGATCCGTGCCGGTTCCATCGACGTGTCGGCGCTCCTGGCTGACACTGCCGGAACCAGCATCAAGCTGCTTGAGATCATGCTCAAGATGCTGCACAAGCTGCCGAATCGTCCTTCGATCCGCCCCGTGTTCTACGTCCCCGCCGTCGTGTTCTTCGTCCTGGATGCCCAGGCCATGAATCGCACCAACGTGTACCTGACCGCTGGCATGGAAGAAGGCCGGGCCAAGACCCGCTTCCGTGGTATCGAGATCAAGCGCGTCGACCAGATCCTTGAGACTGAAACCGCAGTCTAAGCCTTCCCATTGGTGTGAAATCCAGCCCCTGGCATCGTAGTGGTGCCAGGGGATTGGTGTCGAAAACCTTCCCCCGATTGGACTCATGTCATGAACACCGACAAACAAGTTGCCCTCAGCGAAGCGCAGGCGCTCACCGCTACCGCTATCAGCACCAACGTGATTGACCTCAGCGTGACGGGTCGCGGCTTTGGCGCCGGTGAACCGTTGTGCATCGCGATCCACGTCAATGTGGCTGCTGATTTCGGCGCCGCCGACGAAACCTACAGCTTCGGCATTGAAACCGATGATGATGTTGCGTTCGGCTCTGCGACCGTTTTGGCAACCCGCGCCATCCTGGCCTCGGCCCTGACCGCTGGCAGCAAGCATGTCCTGCCCTTCTCGCCCACCTGGACCTTTGAGCGCTACCTGGCTCTGCGCTCCACCCTAGGCGGCACCACCCCGCTCCTGACCATGAGCGCCTGGGTCATGCCCTTGGCTGCCGTTGAATCGTGGAAGAGCTACCCGACCGCTGGCGGCTTCACGAACTAAGCTACGCTCTAAGCGTAAGGAACCAAGACCATGCCGACATTCAAAGCGACTCGTGACATTCAGGTGCCCGGCCTTGGCCGTATTCGTACCGGCCAGACCTTCAGCGTTGGCGAGGACGTTCTTGTCCACAAGTCCGCCGTGCGCGTTCATAGCCATGCGGAGTTGTCCGCTGCTGCCGATGCCCTGGCTGCTCTCGCTGAACGCGAGGAAGCCGAGGCCAAGAAGGCTGCTGCCAAGGCTGACAAGGCCAAGGAGAAAGCTGACAAGGAACAGGCCGAGGCCGACGCTGCCCGCAAGGAAGCCGATGAGGCCGATGAGTTGGCTAAGGCAGCCTTGAAGACGGACGATGAGCCCAAGAAGGCCCCTAAGCACAAGGGCTGATTGCTATCCCATTTTGGCGCTGCTCGTTGCAGACCCGGCGGCGTGATGCTGTCGGGTCTGTTGTCATTGAGGAACCCCCATGCCTGTCTCCAGTACCACCCAAATCGCCAACCTGGCCCTGTCCCACCTGGGCGTGGGCATTGAGATCAGCGACCTCGACACCGAGGACAGCGTTGAGGCTTCGACCTGTCGTCTGCATTACCTGCCGACCCTGGAGGCATTGCTAGAACCCGGTGGCTGGGCATGGGCTGAAGCGTCTGCGACCCTGGCCCTGGTGATAGCGGATCCCAACCATGAATGGGGCTACAGCTACCGGCTGCCGGTCGATTGCCTGTCCCCGCTCCGGATCAGTACGGCGCTGGGCGAGATGAACCCCGACCCGGTGCCATTCCGCCGTGCCGCTGATGCTGCCGGCGGCCTGATCTGGACCGATGAGGCCGAGGCCGTGCTACTCTACATCCAATACCAGACCAACGTGGCGCTCTTCCCGCCGCTGTTCGTCATCGCTTTGACCTGGGCACTGGCGGAAAACATTGCCGAGGGCCTGAGCGCCAAGCCTGAGCGTGCCGAGCGTGCGCGTCAGCGTGCAGAGGTAGCGATCAGTTCAGCGCGTGCAGCCCAGGGCAACCATAGCCAGATGCAGGCCGCACCCGAAAGCCCGTTCATGCGAGCGAGATACTAATGCCTAGTATAATAAATCGGAACCTAAATGGCGGCGAGATCAGTCCGCGCCTGTATGCGCGTGGCGATCAGGCACGGGTGTCCAATGGCGTCACCACCATGCGCAACTTCATTGCCGAGGTCGGCGGGGCCGTGTCCAATCGCGCTGGCACCGAGTTCATGGGCCTACCCAATGCAGGCATAGCGCCCGCGAAGGCCGACGCATCCAACGATGGCACGATCCGCCTGATCCCGTTCTTGACCGGCGACAGTGGTGACTACCTCTTGGAGTTCGGGCATCATTCCATCCGCGTGTGGGAAGATGGCGCGGTTGTGGAGGTGTCGGGGTTGGCATGGAATAGCGGCACCACTTACCCCAAGGGCGCCGTGGTAAGGCAAGGATTTTCACCAGCTGAAATTATTTGTGTCAGCCTCCAAGACGGCAATACCAACAACGATCCGCTCTCTGAGAACTTTGTGACCACCAATGGCGTGTGGTGGTATAAGCTCAAGCGCGTCAAGCCGTCGGATGCTGTCAACAAGAATGCATTCCTTGAGGTCCAGACCGATGGAGTCTTACCAGCGGAAGACCTGCGCCTTCTTCGCCAAGCGCAATCTGACGGCGTGCAATCGTGGGTGCATCCTGACATCGGGCCGCGTGAGCTGACCTTTGGCGAATTCAATCAATATAAGCTGTTCCCGCTGGGGGCGTGGCGTCATGATCCCATCAGCATGGCCCCGCTCCTTGCCGGTCCGGTGGCGCTCGCCTTGTCTGGCGGCTCTGCTGGTGGGAAGGATTACTCCTACCGAGTGACCGCCTTTAATCGGGACCGCCGTGAGGAATCCCTTGCCGGTGTTGGGGCCGCTCTGGCCATCACTGGCGTGACTGCGGCGACGCCACGGGTCATTACCACAGCGGCGAACGAGATTAACATTGGCAACCAAGTGACCATCAGCGGCACGGGGCTGGCCGACATCGACGGGCTTACCTGGACGGTGACGCGGCTGAGCAGCACCACCTTCTCTTTGGATGGCTCTGGCGGGGCTGGAACGAGTGCCACCGGGTCCGCATTGCAGTTGCAGGTATCCTATCATGCCGTTGATGCGCCTACTGCTGCGAACCAATTCCTTCTCAGTTGGACCGCCGTCGTGGGCGCTGATAGCTACGTCATTTATAAGGAATCAAGCGGGATCTATGGATTTATTGGAGTGGCATCTGGCACGTCTTTCGAGGATATTGGCTACGCTGCGGATACGACTGACACCCCGCCTCTCCTGAATGAGCCTTTCGATGTCACCGTTGGCGTCGCGGCTGGGCGCTATCCGCGTGTCGTGTCCTACTTCCAGCAACGGCGCGTCTATGGATCCACCAAGCAGGATCCCCAGCGTCTGTGGTTCTCGCGCACGGGTCGGCCTGGAAATTTCACGATCAGCAATCCCATCAAGGATGACGACGCGATTGACATCACTCTGGCCAGCAACACGTCCAAGCGCGTAGAGGCGCTGATTGAGATCGGGCGGCTCTTGGTGCTCACTGCGGCATCCGAGTGGTCTGTTGAGGGCGGCGTGCTGACTCCAACCACCATCCGGGCGAATCAGCAATCCTATCAGGGATCGGCGTCCATCAATCCGCTCCCGATCGGTTCGGCGGCTCTCTATGTGGGC